AAAACCAGAGCGCCGTCTGCGCGGCTTCGGTTTCGACTCCCGCCTCGTCGAAGGCCGCCTCTGCCGGGGAGACGCCGCCGAAGTCATTGTCAAAGTCCACGCCGAACATAAACACGCCGTCAGCGCGCTTGATATAGGCGTTGGGAAACTCGCGGGTATCGACTCCCACCAGGCGGAATCCGCGCAGGCCGGCCCGGTAATCCACGTCCAGGCGATAACTCTCTGGATTCAACCAGGTCAGGCCATGCACACGCCCGGAGATCATCCGTTCCTTGAGAATCAGGTTGTGACCCCAGAAACACGCCGTCAGTTCGGAGCGTAGCATCAGGTCCTGGAAACCCAGGTTGTCGTGGAACAGCGCATTGAGCGGATGGTTTTTGATCTCGGCGTTGTTACGATCTACCACGCGGTAGGGCACCTGCGACACGACCAGCGCGCGTAGATTGGCCGCGCGGTAGGCCGTCACGCAAACGGCATACATACGCGCCAGGTCCGCCGTCGTCGCGTCGCTGCGCTGCAGGGCGATCAGGTCTTCGAGCGACGACTTGAAGGCGTGCAGACGACGATCCGATCCGGCAACGGCAATCGGCAAGGTCATGCCCACGCCTCCCAGGTAGATTGTGGCCCGGCGACGGCCTGCCACATGACCGAAATCGCATCAATCGGGTCTTTCGTGCCGTTGGGGAAATCCGCCAAGCAGTCCGCCAGAAACGCCCACCAACGCGCGTCACGGTCGGCGTAAACCTTGCCCTGTTCGGCGCGCAGCGCCCAGCGCCGGGCGCGCACCACTTTATCCTTATCGGGCGTGACCCCTTTGGCGGGCAGGGCCGTCGTGCGGAGCATTTCCTGCACGACCGCCGCCTGGAACTGCACCTGCTCAACGGCGATCAGGTCGAGGCGGCTATAAACCTTTTGCGCCTTGACTGCCGCCTTTTTGAGCTGCGTCAGAATCGTGTTGAAGGTCCACTGCCCCCACGCCATATCCAGGAGATACAGGTTGTAATTCTCGTCCATGCCGCAGACGGCGATCACGGTGTAGTCGGCCTGTTCACTCTCGCTGATCGCCAGGTCCACGCCCAGCACGATCTTTTTCCAGTGCGGCAGCACATCGGGCAAAAACTGAAACCATGCAATGTCAAACACGTCGCCCGCGAGTCCGGCGGGATCGAGCAAATAATTGGCCCGGAAGTAGGGCGTCCCAATCTCGCGCTTGCGCTGCATCAGGCGCTCCAGCGGCCAGAACGACGGCCAGTAGCTCTGGCCGTCCCGGAGCGCGGGGGTTTCGATATACGTCCACTCCGGGTTGATCTTCAGCCGTCCGATGGTGTCGTCGCGCTGCCAGGGCGTGCCAATCACGATGGCCTTCGCGTCCTCCGTCAGCGTCGGGATCGTGGTCTGCATCAGCCAGGACCACACCCGATCCCGCTGCAGCGGCGTCAGGCTGTTTTTCTCGTCGTGCAGGTCGTCAAAAATCGCGTAGCCCGAAAAACGCTCGCCGATGACTACTTTTGAACCTACGCCACCTGCGGCCAGGGTGGGCGTGTTGGGGTAACCCTGCTGCGCCACACGCCGGGTCCAGTCCGCGTAGGTGTAGCGCGTGTCCCATACGTGCAGCCCGTGCTCGGACCAGCCGCGCCGGGTGTCCGGCTCGATATGTGGGAAAACCGCGCGCCATTGCTCACTGGCTTCAATCAGCAGCTTAATCGCCTTCAGCCGTTTGGTGGACTGCGTGTCGCTGACACTGCCAATAAAGTTGGTGGATAACGGATGCGTGCCGATGTGCCAGGCCAGCAGGGTATTGACGATCCAGGTGGTTTTAGCACTCTCACGCGGCGCGACAATCAGGACGCGCCGAAAAGCCGGATCGACGGCCAGGTCGAGCCACGGCCAGTGATGCGCCGCCGGCGTATGTCCGTAGACGAACATACCGAATGCCGCCGGGCTGCTGGCCGGGTGCGTCCAGTTAAGCGTCGGGATCGGCGCTGCTGCTGCCGTCATCAGGCTGGTGACCATCAGAATCAGGGCGATCTTGTTCGCCATTTTGCCTCGCCTGTGCCTCAATCGCGGCCCGTAACGCCGCTTGCGCGGCCTGTGCCATTTCCGGTGTCACCTGCGACACCGCCGATACATCCTCAACCTGCACTTTACCGCTGTGCACTACCCGGTCGGTGGGCATCTCAGCGGCGGCCCGCTGGAGCTTACTGGCCGTCGCGGCCGCGTCGGTCCCTTCCCCGAGCCGCAGGCCCATCGTCACCACTTCCCGATCCATCTGGCCCTCACCGCCCTTGACAAACCGCCGCTTGGTGGTCAAGAAGTTCGGGACCTGTTCCAGCGCGGCTTCGGCCTGCTCACGCAGCTTCTCTCCCGTGATCCAATCCGCCTCGCGCAGTTCCAATCGGCGCTGTGCCCAGCGTTCCTCGTCGAGGCGGGTGCGCTCGGCGGTCCAGTCTTTGAGGCGCTTCTGCCATTCATGCCGGGCAGACCAATCCCTCAATGTGGCGAGTTGTTTGGTGGGCGGCTTTTCCGATCCAGAACCGATCTTGAACTGAGCCAGATATTGCGCGCCCAACTTTGCTAAACTGCGCCCCGGCCCCATCCGCACATAATCCAGAAATGCCGCGTGCGCCCGCAGGGTCTCGCCGTCGCGTTTGGCGAGAGCTTCCCAGGTTGCCGGGTTGTATTCGGTCTGTTCGGCCACATCACGTGCCCTCGGCTAAGCGCGGTTCCAGACCCATCCCCGATAATCTTTCGAGGATCGCCGCAACAAACTCCGGCATGAGTTCGAGGCCAAACACCAGCCGTCCCAGCTTCTCGCCCGCGACGTGCTGGCTGCCACTGCCCGCGAACGGCTCGTAACACACCTCGCCCTGGCGCGTGTGCTGGAGCATCGGAATCTCGAACAACTCAACAGGCTTCGAAGTGGGGTGATCCGTGCTGGTTCCAACCTTGACCGTCGGGAATTCCCATACCGTCGAAACGTGATCCGCATCCGGCACGCGGTAGGGTTTATGGCCCCTGCGCCACCCCATCAGGCAGGGTTCATGCTGCCATAGATAGTGAGAGCGCGTCAGAATGGGCCGATCTTTCGCCCAGATAATTTGCTGGTGGACAAACGCGCCGTGCCGTTCCCACACGCGCTCCACCATCACCTGATTCCGGCTCGCGTGCCAGCAGTACCACGCCGCGTCTTCGTTGATGGCGATCTCCACCGCGCGGGCGATAAAGCCGTCGTAGAGGTCTTCACCCTGCGCCGCGTCGTCCCAGTCGTGGTAGGAGTCTGACCAATCCTTGTTCGCGTCCGGTTTATTCCAGGCGTGCGGATGATTCTCGCCCGTGTAATCCACTAAATAGGGGGGATCAGTTGAGAATAAAACGGCGCGCTGGCCGTCCATCAGCCGCGCCACGTCGCCCGCGTTGGTGCTGTCGCCGCACAGCAGCCTATGGTACTGGCCGGGCAGCGTCAGCGACGGAATGAGCCATAACTGACCTCTGGAAGTTTGCCATTTTTCGCGCAGTTCGGCGGCACGATCTGTCTGCGGGCCAGGATCAGTGTCTTCGCCCGCCTCGTCGAGCGTCACGCCGTACTGGTGCGCAACCAGGCGCAGCAGATCAAGCGCGGCCTCGTCCCCGGCCAGCACGGGCGCAGCCTGCGCCAGGTGCAGCAGCGCCAGCAGCGCGTCGGTATCGGCGCGCGCCATACTGGTAATCGCGTCAAACGTCGCCAGCGCGACAGTTTCCTCGTCTTCGGTCAGATCGGTGACGAGCACCAGTACAGGGGTTAAGGGATCGGCGCTGAATAACTTTTTGCGAAGGTGGCCGTCGAAGATGCGGTTGGTGGGCGCGTTGTAGCGCACCACGTCAATCACACCGATCTGCCGCATCATGGCGTCGAGGCTTCGCTCCTGCGCGGGCGGGTGGGACCGCCAATTATGGGGATGCGAGAGCAGCTCGCCAACGGGCATGACTCGCAGACCAATGATCCGGTTGCGGTAAGGGCCAATCGTTGCTGGCAAGCTGGTGTCGGTCACACACACTCCAAACAAAAAGCCCAACGTCAAAGCCGACGCTGGGCCGTCGTTCGGCGCGGCCTCCACCCAGGGGCCGCCCTGTTCCCACACACCCCACCCCGGTTGATCAGACTCGGAGTGGTACTGTGCTGGTGTTTACCGTGAAACTGTATCACGGCCTACGGCACACCAGCAGCCTCAATTTTCATTAGCGCCTAGCGCGCTGAAAATTAGCAAAACCGTGCGGGGTTTGTTTTCAACGGAGACGCCCCGCCAAACTCCGTGTCAGTCGAGAGGTGAGGGGGGACATCTCCCGACCCTGCCGCGCCCTGCGCGACTGCGACTGACGGGCGCGGATTCTAACGAATTGAGCGGCGGCGATCCCGGCGATTGATCTGACAACGAGCGCCGACTAATTGGGCGACAGAGCCGGGATCAGGCCGCGACGTTCTTTGATCTACAGTGTAGCAGCACGCCCGTTCGCCGGGTA